TTTTTCAGTTGGAACATCGATGTAATGTTCTGCAAATAGATTGCGTAGACCTGCAATAAAATCTTCTGTGAGTTCAGCACGAAGACCGGACTCAATTGCAATTTCGTTATCAGAAAGCCATTGTTCAACGACATAGTTTAAATAGTCGTCAACTTTTTCTGTTAAGTCAGATTTAATAGAAGAAACTGCCTCTTCTAATTGACCTGCATACTTGGCTTCGATTTCTTCTTCAATTTGTGTTACTCGGTCTAATACACGAGCTTCAAAAATTGTAGCAGCTTTAGATTTGAATTCTTCGGAAATGGTAGAATCTTCAGAGAACAATGCATCAATGTCCTCTTTCATTTTTTTCTTCATCATTTCTTTCTTTTCTTCCATGTCATGCATTTTTTCAGCAATGACTTCTTCATCGGACACTTCTTCTTCTGCCATTTTTTTCATTGTATCTTGTTTGTCAGATGAAGCGGCTGATGGTTTGGTTGTTGGGGCAGCAGCGCTCTTAGCGGCTTTAGTCGCATCGATTTTATTCGAGTCGTCATCTGGCTTGCTATTAGTAGGTGTAGGACCACCAAGGTCCACAACTTCTGCGCCTAATTTTTCTTGTGGCATAGCTGGAGCGGATTTCTTACTATTAGCAAGAATGTCTGCTGCGGCTTCCATGAGTTTTGATGTTGCCATTAGGAATCTCCTTATGATTTCTTATTTATAAAATTAAAGTTTTCTGAGGTAATTTTCAAACAGTTTTAGAGCAACTTCTTCAATTTGAGCTTTGGAAGCACTCTTTATTTGTCTTTTTGCTTTGTCAAAATCCGATTCAATAAATCGACCTTCAACAAACATCCATTCTTTGTTTTCCATAATACCGTTAACAAAGGCACCTGGTGCAGACGGATCGGCAACAATATCTGCTGCTGTGGCTAAACGCAGGTCATCTTGAACCAAATTGTATCCTTCTTTAGTTTGAGTTAAAGAACCCAAAGCTCTTGAAGAAACACCTACTTGAATATCATTATCAATAAAATTTTTAACAATTTCTCCATATGGAGTTTCAAGAATTAATGCTCTACCATAAAATGAATTGCCATCTTCTTTTAGTGATACAATTTTGTGTGATACACGCTCAAGATTAATTGAAGGAGTATCAGGATGGCCCAATTCACCCAATGCACGATTTGTATTAATGAATTCTTCTGTATATCTATCTACCTCACGGCGCAATGTATCCATTTTATACATGCGGTTATTTTTATTTACTTGTTCGCCAACAAGAAATGTTCCTTCAATGAAAAGTTTTTTCTTACCGTTTTCTGACGCTTCGGTAAGATACTTTACACTTTCAATAGTTTCTGTGATAAGTTTCATTTTAGATACCTGTTAGTGCTGGATCATAAGCAGCAGTTTTGTTTACTGATAAAATTAAAGTACCACCAGTTCCAGAATTTGTGATATGTAAATTAGCAGAACTTGTGTTCGCAACTACAATATCGTATTGTGCAATTGGTAAAGAATTTTCACCAAATAGTTCTAATACAAGAACACCAGAGGTGTTACTACCACGATAAATTCTCCATGCACCATCTGTTGATGAGTGAATGCCTGCAATTGCAACATTGGTTACTGTTTCATCCGAACCAGTAGATAAACCTGCCAATGTAACATTGGTTGCGGTGTTACCCACAATACGGATAACTGATTTACTTCTTTTATTGTTAATGATTTCAAATGGCATTTTATTTTAGTCCCATTGATGCTCGCCTACGCATTGACATTTTTCTTTTCAATTGCGAACGGCGAAGTTTTGCTCTTCTCGTTGTTTTCCATGACCGTTTCAATAAACGGGCTTTTCTTAATCTTACTGTTGCAGGTATTCTTCTTACTGTATTACCTACAATTCTATAGCCTTTAATACCAGAGCGTCTGCGATTCTTCTGAACTACAATACGACCTTTGGCATTTCTTCTAATTCTACGGCGAATCTTAGTGATTCGTCCTTGCTTAATGATATTTGGATTTCTTTTCTCATCAAGTTGTTCTTCTACTTGTTCAAACATGTCTGCTTCAACATACCGCTTTGCTTCTGCAAGGCGAGAAGCGCTTATAGCATTTAGATGTGCAAGTAATTGTTCTTTTGCCTCATCTAATTTATTTTGAAAAAGTAAATCTAAAAAAGTCATTTTACTTTACTAAATGAAAACTCTGCTGCTTTTTGCATATGGTGTGCAGACCTTGCCACCATATCAGCAAACTTCTTTTTATTTTCATCATTCAAATTTTTATGCACCATCAATACTGCATGTGCGGTTTGAACATCTACTTTACTGGCAGAACCATCTTTATGCTTTATTGTACCATGTTGGTGCGTATCTTTAATCTTTTGTAGTTGACCTATTGCATCAACTGCCTCTTCAACAACCTCTTCCGCTTGAAGTGGAGATTCAACACCTGAACCATAAGGTATTGAAAAATATTTGTCTAATTTTTGATTATAATAAAGAGCAATTTTAGTGCGATTAGGATACATGCGAATTGCTTTGCGTTTTAATACTAAAACGAAAGGAGGATCATCAGGTATTTCTAATGTCGCTTCTTGTATTTCTACTTCTTCTTTAACTGTATCACCAACTTTAAAACGATGAGCTCTTACTTTTCTACCTGTTGTAGGTGAAATTTTAAAATCACTAGTGTCTAATTCTGCTTCAATCAGTTCCACATCTTCACGAACTGCTTGTCTTGTTTTTTGAAAAATTTGTTTATTATTACTAATAATATCTACCATGCGATTAAAAAGATTACGCATGATTTCTCTATCTGCATTATTGAATTGAGGACGCTCTTCGGTCATCTTATCTAAAATGCGATGAATTCGTGCTAACTGTGCCTTATTGGCCAAACCAGCACGAACAAGCATATCAAACTTAGAGTAGTCTGATTTTTCTTCTTCTACAAGTGTTTTAAAATCCTGTAACGATTTCATTCTTCAGAGGTAACACTTTCTTCTGTGTCTTGGGTTTCTACTTCACCACCAAATAATGATTGCGCTATTTCAATTTTTTTAGCATCGAGTGATTCAAATGCACGAGCAGAAAGAAGGTCATTTAAAGCTTCTTTTGCTTCGCTTGCATTACCTGATGCAACACTATCAATAAATTTTGAAACATCCATATTATTCTCCTTTTATCGCCTATTTAGTATAGACGAATACTTTTCCACCTCTGCATCGAGCATAGGTGTTAATGATTCATTTTGTTTATTATCAGAAGTATTATCTTCTGGTGGGTATTGTTCTGGTGAAACTTCTGGTTCTTGACCCTGTAACTGTGTTGGACCGCCAGTTCCATTTTGTTCTTCTTGTTTAATCTGTTTGTCGATTGTATCTATATCGTCTTTGGTTTGTTGAAGAATATTTCTACGAACCCATTCGGAAGAATAATAACGACCAACATATGGATCAACTGTAGTCAATGTCTGAATACGAGATTGTAATAACTCGGCATCACGCAACTCGGTAAAGTTATTATCTTTTTTGTAGTCGTAATAAACATCTTCTTTGAATTGGTCCCATTCTTCTCTACTGCAAATACCTTTGAGTGCTAATTGAATTGCTAAAGCATTATCAAAAATCTGAGAAAACTTGTTACGGAGACGAATGATGAATTTTGTAAACTTAACTTCATCACGGGTAACTTCAGTTGTGCGACCAATACCAATCATGCCACCTTGTTGTGGTTCTAAACGAGAGATTGGAACATTCAACGATTGTAAAAGTTTTTGCCTAAAATACTTAACATCTTCTAACTCGCCAAGGTTCTGACCGGCAGGCAATGTAGTAATTTCAGTACCTTTACCACCTTCACGGCGTGGCAACCAAAAATCTTCCAACATAGACATGTGTTTACGGTCATCACGGATTTCTCCAGTAGATGCATCGTAAACAACTTTGTTTTTATACTTAATCATTACATCACGAAGGTATTGTTCTGCTTTACCTTTTGGTAAATTACCTACATCGATATAAAATACACGGCGTTCTGGTGCTCGTGATATGCGATAGATAACTACCGCATCTTCAATCATGCGTAATTGATTGAGAGGTTTAATTGCTTTATGAAGATATGAAATAACAAATGTATTTTTTGCATCCATTAAACCAGAGTTCACATTAATAATTGAATCTGGTGCAATTCTTAAACCTGCATTTACATTTGCCGAATATGTTTGTGTTGTGGTTCCTTTATCGGAAAACACATAGTATTCTGCCATTGACTTGATGATATTTGCACCAGTCTTAGGGTCACGGTCTTTAATTAACTCACGCACTTTACGAATTTTGCGTGGGTCAATGTATCGTAATTCTTGTATGCCTTTTTTAGGATCTTTTTCATCCACAACAACATGATAATACATTCTGCCGTCAATGTACCATCTTTTGAAAAGGTCATCTGATAAATTACCAAAATTAAGAAGTCTTAAAATATTCTCGAATTCTTCTGCAATCTTCTTTTTAACTGGTTCAGGTTGTTTTAGTTTGTCTAAAACTATATCAACAGTTCTACCTGAAACATCGTGAGTAATTGCTTCATTAACGATATCGTCAATAGCCATTTCCAATTCTGGATGATTGGCCATTTCACGATAGCGAGTAATGAGTTCTAGTTCATTGCGAACAGCACCTTCTAAATCAACATAAGTGCCGTAATATGGGTTGCTGGTGATGGTGACTGCACCATCATCCATTGCATCTGTTGGAAGCGTAAAAGAAGGTTGTTCAGGTTTTTGTACCTGAACAATATCTTTTGAACCTAGGGTGAAGCCAAAGAGTTTAATTGCCATTAATAAATCATCCTATAAAAGTGAGAAAGGCCGAAGCCTTTCTCTTTACACTACACCGTCTGCAATAGATTCCCACCATTGATAGGTGAGAGTTACAGAAAACTCCTCAATAGTATCGTTTGAACCCCAATCAACATCAATTGGAGTAATGTCAGTTGGGAACATACCAACAAACTTATATTTCTTAAGCGTGTTGCCTTGTTTACCAAACTGTGTTACATCTCCATCAACTGTGTAACCTAAAGGTGCAAGTGCGAGTGGATTACGAATATTAAGGTTGTGTGAATTAATTCCATTCATCCATCTTTCAAAAGCATTGCGAACTGAAAAATCTTCGTCATTAATGACTGTGATTGTCCAATCAGCAAATGTTCTGTTACCTGCAAACTTGAGTTCACGCCCAAAATATTGAACAGGTACTACACCAATTGTTGCACCTGGTAATTGAGCGGTTTTACACATGAATGTAAGTTTTGACTGTGCATTTCCTGGCGCAGAGAACGCAGGAAATGGCATAGAAACTTCAAACAGATTGGGACGGGCACCGTCACCAACCATTTGACTTCTAAATTCGTTTACATTAAATGCCATTTGTTATCTCCTGTTTCTCTATTTATTAGAACTTTCCAACGACTTCATCGAATGATACGCCTGTGCGAACAGCAACGAAGTTAAGTTGGATAAAGTTGATTGAGCGTGCAGGCTTGATGTAGATATCTCCGATAAATTCATTTCGGTCAATAACTTCACCAGTATTATTGGTTTCATCACAGACTACACGGAAGTCGGTGATACCACGGCGACCTTGAACATCACGCAAGAATGGTTCTACTAATGCAACAAACTGCGCTCTTGTAAATTGGTCATTGAATTCAAACAACGAGAAGCGTGCTGCACGAGCAATCGATTTCTCAAGGACAATAAACAGACGGCGAACATTGATTCGGTCAAATGCACTTGGTTTGCTCAACATTGTTTTGTCGCCAAACAATACTGTGCCTTCGCCTTGGAATGTAACGACAGGGTTAATGCCTTTTACATACAATGCATCACGGTCAGTCTTAGTTGGATTGTATGCCAATTTGATAATGTTTTTGATGATACCACGATTTAAACCGCCTGGTGAGAACCATGGGTCTCTTTCTTGGTCGGTTCTTGCACATAGACCTGCAACATCACCGTTTAATGGAACCCAACGATATACATCATTGTATTTGTCGTATTGATATTTCCAGTTACCATCTATCACGGCATAAGAAGTAGAAGTCAATGTATCACGGTATGCAACTGTGTCAGTAGTCTCATCACCTGCATTATTAACAACATCTGCTTTTTCTGGTGACAAGAAAATCAAACAATCTTTGCGTGATTCTGCCATTGAAATCAATGATGTTGCTAGAGTAGCGGTTGCAGGACCTGAAATAACTAATGAAATGTCAACAGAGTCGGCATCATCAAATGAGTCGTATGCAGTTACTACATTGGCGGTTGAAACATTACCATCAGAACCATTTGAAAGTGATACTGTTACATTGGCAGTTAGATTTGCAAATGCGATTGCTGAATTACCACCCCAATTTGTACCTGTGCTTGGGTGATCCATCCATTGAATATATTTTGATTGTGATGCAAGAACATTCTTATAATAAGTTGAATTACCAGAATCGTCTTTTGCATCGGCGGCTTTAGAAGCAAATGGAAATACTTCAAGAACTGTATTTTTAGTTCCTGTAAATTTACCATCTTCATCAACAACAATCATATGAAGTTCATCATAGCTTCCGCCTTGATTAATTACATAACTTGAAGTGTTTGGTCTGCTTGTAAAACTAGAAGCATATGTCCAACCGCTATAGGTGTTGGCATCTGCCATAGAAACTCTTAAAGAATTACCAATTGAACCAGGGAAACGAGCGGCAAATTCACCGACTGCGCCTTGACCAGTTGAGTAGTTTAATTCCCAATCATCTTCGTTTTTAATCAGAACAGCAGTTGCCTGGCTATTTGCAATAG